AGTAGAACAATTAATGCTACTTCATCTTTCCAAGACCCTTTCATTTGATCCACGGCACTTTGCTCCCATGCAACTTTACCAGCAATCTGATCTTCTTTAAGTTTTTGTGTTGCTTTGATGGTTGTAAGTTTTAATTCTTGTTTTGCTTTTTTTGTATCTACAAAACCCTTGACGCCATCTGCGACGACGCCAAGTAAAGGTTTAGCAAGTAGTTGCCACATAAATTCTATATTGCTCCAATTATGATAATTACGATTATAGCTACAATACCAGCTTTAATCCAATCTTTCATACTCCAGTCTGACCATTCCTTAAGGTGAGACCATAGATCTTGTAAAAGTTTCATAGAAACCTCCTTTGTTGATAGGGTTTTATTACTTTACGCCCTTAAAATCAACTTTTTTGATTTGAGCCTTGCTAGTCTGCCCTTTTGGACCTGTACCTTTGTTTTGTTTTACAACAAAAGGTGAGTATACAACGGCTGCATCAGACGATACTTTTATATTAGGAAAAGGGTTAGATTGTTTAACCACTTCTACTTTTGTTTTTTTAAAGTTCATTTCTTTTTACCCTTCTTTTTAGTTTTTTTCTTTTTTATCACACCACGTGCCATAAGAATATCTTTCATTGTCACTTTACCATCTCCGCTAATATCAGGAAACTTTTTCTTTTTCTTGGGTGATCCACCTTTTTTTAAACCTTGTGCTTTAAGTCTTGCTGTTGCTTCTTGCAATCCGCCGTCAGCTTCTTTTTTTATCCTTAAACCAGATCCAATTAAAGGTATTACACTTATTAGATTTTTACCACTGTAATTTATTGTGCCAGCATTAGCTTTTTTCTTTTGTAAATTTACATATCCTTTTGCTGCATCGGCTCTAGCCTGTTGTGCTTCTAAATATCTTTTCATTCCACTCATTACTTCTTCGCTGCTCCATATCCACGTTTCGCTAGTCTACCAGCTCTTTTAGTTTTCTTTGTTTTTTTCTTTTTGCCTTTCATTAGGCCGCCACCTTTTTTTCCCATCGGCATAGGAGAAGTAGTTGGTTTCATTCTTCTTGGTAATCTTTTTAGCATATTTTGAGACACACCCTGAGGTTGCATACCTTTAAGACTATCCATAAGTTTCATTGCTTGTTCTTTTGTCATTCTGCTTTTAGGAGGTGTAACTCCTGCATTTGTCATAATCGCTCTATCTCTAGCAGTTAGAGCTGGCATTTCGTCTCTAGCTTCAGAAAATTTAGCTATTATTTTTTCAAGTAAATTTGGCTTTTCTTCTTTAGCCGTTGTCATTGTTTTTATTGCTGCAGCTTTTCTGTCATCCACCATAATAACTCCTAATGTATAGTCGGTTTTATAAGTTCAAGCATATCATAACCATTATGATTTTCCAAATTTTTTGCTTCTGAAGGCTTCAAATGATCATAATAAATGATTTTTGCGACTGCCATCATTGCACCTGCTAGAAGTAGACTATCTTCTGGAGATTTTCCAGTATTTTTTGAGATCATCATGAGTTTATCAAAATAATCAGCTAATTTTTCTTCTGCAGTTTCCATTTTTATTGTTTTTGTTTAGACAAGTTAACATTTGCTCGTAATTGTGCAATATCTTCTTGTGAATCTATACGATCTTGTGCGATTTTGTCCGTTGCAGCTATTCTTTCACGCTCAACATCAAGTTTTTTGTCTGTTTCATCGTCTTTTCTCTGCATTTCCATAGCTCTAAGCTGTAATTCTTGTTCTTTTAATTTAATTAGTGGATCTTCTTGAGTATTTTGCATAGCTTCTTGCTCTTCAGCAATCATTTGTGTGGTCATTTCATTAATTAAACCCGCAATATCGTTTTCCATTTGCATTTGCATAGCTTGAATTTGTTGTTGAAGCTCTTGTTGTTGCTCTGGTGACTGTGCCATTTGAATTTGCTGCTGTAATTCTTGCATTGGCTGCATAAATTTCTCTTGTACAACCTCTCTTGCTTGCAAAGATGTATGCTCAGCTATATGTGATTGAAGAATTGACATAACAACAGGGTTGTTTTTTACTAAAACAGAAGACATAAAACCTCTGTGAGCATTTATGTGAGCATCATGATTTTGTCTTGGAAAAGCTTTAAGGTTCATACCCTTTAAAGAACCTGCGTTTTCCATACCAGGATCCATAGGAGCTGGTTTTGGAGGAACAGGTAAAATAGATTGAATATCTGTAACACCTAGTGCTGTGTACATTCTTCTATATGCTTCATAGACATTGTGAGATTTAGGATTGCTTTGTGCTAATTGTAATTGTGTTTGTGCAAGCACAACTCTTTGTGAAACAGAAAAAATATTCGGATCAGAAACAGGTAATATATCTACTCTACCATCAAAGTCTTGTTGTTTTATTTCTGGTGATCCACCTTCTACTTCATAAGGATACATCGTTGGAAGATACTCAGCAAAAATCTGAGCCATAAGTTGAAATTCTATTTTTTGTCCATAGTGAAGTCTTTTATGAATTGCAGACATAACTTTAGTCCCACGCTCCATCAAAGCCATTGTAGTACCCACTGGTGCGTTTGATCCTAAATTCTCACCAATCTTTTGATCAGCAACAGTCGCAAATCGAGCTGCAGTTTGAACAACAAAACCTAATAGTGCATATAAAGTTTGACTTGGTTCTTTATAAGGTAAAGGTAGTAGACCTGCTCTTAAATCACCACTTGGTGCATCAACGTCTCTAAACTCACCTGGTTGTAACGGGCTGTCATCATCACGAATACGAAGACCTCTTGCTTTAAATCCTGCAGGTAAGTTCGATAAAGTACCAGCATCTATCAATTGTCTTAGTGCTGAGGTAGCTGTTCTAGATAAACCACCTAGCATGTGAATTAAACCAAAGCCGTAAAATCCTAGACCTGGTAAAAATTTAAAATGTACAAAGTATTGATCTTTTCTAGCTAAAGGATCATTTTCTCGATAGTTTCTGTATATAGACAGAACTTTTGCTGATCCTTCATCTACAGTAACAATATATGGTAACTTAACTCCATTATCTTCTTCAAAGCCTGGTAAATCTAAATCACAATGAACCTCAAGAAGTGTATAATTATCGTTTTGATAATCTGTTTTTTGAACTCCAGATATTTCTCTTTCTTTATTTAGAACACTATCTTCTTCAGATGATATCTCTAATTCCACATCTCTGTAAAAACCTGAGACTACCATTTTTTTTATATCATTTTCTGATCGTCTAAATACATGTGTAACTCTTTCAGATGACTGTAAATCTGTTGCATTATAGGGAACGACAAGATCATCAGCAGGTACAAACTTTGAAACTGCTCTACCTATGTTTGTATCAAAATATACTTTTTTAAATGCTGAACCAGCCAAAGGAAGATGAAATAACATTTGATCAAGTTCAGGATCATATTCTTCCATGACATGCATTATCTGATAATTCATAAACTCTTGCACTCTTTCAGCTTGTTGCTGTTTGATAGTATCTTCTTTACCAACAATTTGAGTTCTTACAGGACCTCCAGCTGGTAACAATTCTCTATACGCCTGTGCTTGAAACTGAGTTACAGCCTCTGCTAATACTGGATGTGTAACACCACTTGCTCCAGCAAAAGGCTGAGATCTCTCTTCATATTTAAAACCAAGTAGGTCTAATCCTTTTGTGTATGTTTCTTCCCAATCTTTTCTTGATGTTTTGTCTTCATCATATTTACCAATAAGCTCATTGGCAATACTCATCAAATCATCCTCAGACATAAAATCTGCTAGATTTGAGCCAAAAGCCATCTCTGGTTGTTGAGGAACTTCACCTATAACAGCTGAACCATCATCCATCATTTGAACATTAGGGTCTTGTTCTGGACCTATCTCAATATCAATTGGTGTTGCTCTTTCGATCGCTTCTTCTGTTTTTATTGGTCTTTCAACTACCATGACTCTCCTTACTTATACGCTTTGAATAATTGTAACATTTCTGGTGTAATTTCCATAGTAAAAACTGGTCTACTATCATAGACTCTTTCTGTTTCTGTGGCAATCCTATATCTTCCGCCGCCCTCTTCGACAAGATCATTCGCAATATTTTCAGCTTGCCTGTATGTATCACCGCTTCCCATCACAACTCCAGTGTCTTGGTCAATGATGTTATACACATCTCTTACTCTTGGATTTTGAGTGGCAACGTTAGCTATTTCCATTTTTGATCCGTATTCATTTGCAATTTTTTTAAAAATATTTTCCATTACTCCAGTAAAGTGAGCACCTTGTTCATTCTTAACATCAGGGCCACCATAAAATTCTTCTGTTCCTATACCTCTAAGCTCGGATTGTTCTAAAACCGCACCTTCGTTACCACCAGCAAAACTTTGCTCAAACATTCTTTGTCTTGAATCTAAATCTGCTGATCTCTCGGCTGCTGGTGTTGCTGCGCCGCCTGGCTGATTATAATTAGATTTTATTTGTGCACCAGACATATAGGAAATATATTTCGGTGCATTGGGATCTTTTTCTATGAACAATCTGTGTGCTGCTTCTGCAACAGATTGTTTTACAGCTGCATCAGCATATTGTATTCTATCTTTAAAAGGAACATCAGGGTAAAGTTTCTGCATTAAATCTTTTGAAATATTATTTGTCATTTCATTTATAATTTGTTGCTGCATTAGTTTTACATTGTTGTAGTAATTCAAATCACCTTCTGTAATACCAAAAGCAAATTTTTGTGATGATTCTTTTAATTGTTTGTTTATTTCTTTTAATTGATTGAACTGATCAAGTAATTCTTCTTTCGTTTTTCCTAGTGGTCTTACAACTCCACCTGTGTCTTGAAAGTATTCAAGTAATTCTTTATCTCGCATACTGTCAATTGACATATTACGATCAGCCATAATTTTTAATTTACCAGCTAGGTTTCTTGATTTAGTTCTTAAACTTTGCAAAATGTCAGATTGCAGTTCATCTATCATTGTTGTTACAATTTCTTTTTTCTGAGGAGAAACAAAACTATCAAGTCTTTCTTTTTCAACATTATATTCGTTTTGTAATCTTTTAATTTGTTTTTGCTTGGCATCTATTTGACCCATCACAACATT